AGGACGGTTTATATGTTCCATTAACGCTTTACCAAAACGCACTGTTGTCAGTGGGTTGGCTTTAACTTGATTGGTCATCTGAATCCAAACCATGTTATCATCAGATACACCGTAAGCTCCGTATAGACTCCCGTCAGGTCCGTAGATCAAGTAAGAATCATCTTCATGGATGTACAACGCTAAATGCAAGATAGGATGCTGCCCAACTCGTTCAAAGTCAAGCAACCCCCTATCCAGCATTTGGCTAGTAAGTTCTAAGGTGTCGTTAATGGTAGCTGGTTTAAAAGTAAAACCACGGGTGGATGTAGTCATTAGCGTCTATAGAAACCAGTGTTATACTTACCTTCCCAATTCAAACTCAACAGACTAACGGGGAACGGAGTATCACCAATAATCTTAAAATTAAGATTCTCATTACGTTGGTAGATTGGGATGGTGTGTACAGCGTCAGCAGACATGTTAACGCTATTCAAATCATAAGTGTAAGGAACGGTAGCCTCAATTGTTTGACTCCATTCAGGTCTACCAGTAATCGTAACTTCATACTTCACAGGACCGCTGAGTCCTGTTGAAACTTTAACACGATGAATAATAAGATCAGAAGTAAAATCAGAGACAGCCGATTGAGCTTCAGTTTGAGTCACAAAGAACTTAGGAAGAGAGATTTCCATCGTATAGATATACCCGATGATCAAATCTCTACCACGATAGTCTCCGTCTACATCAACGTAATAGGCACCTGCAGAGCCCTGTACGGTGGGGTAAAGTACTGCCCCTACCGATTCACTAGAAGTATCATTAGAACCCCCTATGTAGCCTCCTAGGACCAGCACAGAGAACGTCTTACCGCTGATGTGATCGTAAGGTAAGAAGATACGAGTAGTATTAGCGGAAGAGTCATATGTCCGATAGGGATTAATGTTCCAGTTATCAAGACAAATGTCAGTTTTTTCACCAGTAGGAAGGGTCAAGAAACCTTCTTCGTTTGCTTGGGTCAGATCATAAGACTGGACAAAGACGTTATTACCGTCTTTAACCGTAGCATAGTAAGTGTTAGCATCGAAGAATTGATCCAACAACTCACCCGTCAAACGCCACTTATACCAAGTAGCAAGTCTACCTTGGTTAGCTTGCTCCAAGAACCGATACTGGTAGACAAGGTTACTGCCAGCAGTACCAAACGAAACAAGAGACAAAGCAGGAGATGCGATCAACGAATCAATGGTTGCTGGGATTAGTTCCGGTACATTTCTTGATTGTTCGTTCATCGTAGGTGGTCGATCGGTGCTAATCTCAGACAGCTCATACATACGTGTGAACAAAGGAGTCTTAGAGATAAACACCAAGCTAGTACCAAGCGTAACAGCCTCTACAACTGGATCACACTCATAACTTGACAACTCGTTAATCTTAGTCGTCTTAGGGCTAAGAATGTCAGCATCCGTAGTCAGAATGAACTGCTCAGTATCACTGAACAAAACAAGACCAACACTGGTGGGACGGACGTAACGGTGATTGACAGGTCTCACAGAGGATGCAGTGATGTCAATCGGATCATCATCAGTAACGGTTAAAGCAGTAGTAGCCCAAAAATTAAAGTAATCGCCAGCTCGGCTCAAGATAACTGCTTCGTTAGAAAGAAACCCAAGCCGGTTACGATAAAAGAACAGGTTGTTGATTTTAGAACCAACGAAGCTGGGATCAGGGTTAGTAACTTCATCACCAACCAAACGGTTCTCCCAAGTAACAGGACCGTAGGTAAATGAACCATCAGCCTGACGTACCAGTTGATGAGGCATAGTTAGCTCATCAAACTCATACTTAATACCAGGGGCAATCGTCTCTTCCCAAACACCAGTACCATAAGTAGCACCTTCATCTGCTACAAACTTAACGTACATGTCATCGACATCAACATCAATACTGTTGACTACTCGGACAACATAACCGTCCTTACATTGAAGTGGTAGATCAGCAACGGTAGGCGTAGTTTCTTGGAAGACAAACATAGAGTCTTCAGATGGACCGCCTATCACTTCAATAGTGAAATCATCAGTACAACTAATATAAACACCAGGACCAACGGCAACAGCGGTATAAGTTTTACCACCAAATGTTTGACCATTAATGTCGTTAACAAAGTGAGAAGTTACCGCTTGAACATCCTGTGGAGATGTAGGACTTTGACTACGAAGAGTGCCATCTAACTTAAGGTCATAATGACCTTGACCAATGACTTTAACAACGACAAAAGCTTCGTTCGGTTTAGCGGCAGACGTAGCTGCTTTCAATGCTACAGTCTTCGCCTTGTTAAGAACAAAGGTGTAGTCGTTAAGAGTAAGCAGCTCAATATCATCAGCCGTAGCACCATATAGGTAACCATTGGAAGGAGTAGCGGAGATAACACAATTAGTCACTTCTGCATCATAGTCTGACTTAGCAGAAGCTTCCGCAGTTACAGCGTTGTCATAGTTAGTTTGAGCGGTATTCATCGCAGTCAACGCTGCAGCTAACTCACTCGCATTGCTGGTAGCAGCAACAGTCAGAATAGCTTGGTAGACACGATAACCTTCAGAAGCAAGCAGTGGGTGTTCATCAGTCAGTTCAGTACCCAGTGCATAGCCAGCAGGTAAACTTGAATCAACACTAATGACAGCATCAGCGTTCTTGACTGTATAGACACCAGCAGCATTTTTTATGACGCCAGAGGTGAGATACTGATCAATTTGACCGGTTGGGTAGTTGTAGTTAACAGCAAACAGAGATTCAGTTGTAGCATTTTGACCTGCTAGTTTTTCTGCATAGTCTGCTTGAGCAGTGTGCAGTAAAGCCAGTTTAGCAGCAGTATCATCGACAGCTGCATTGTAAGCAGTTAGATCAGTTTGAAGATTCGTTTGATTACAAGTGCCGGGGACACCAGTATCGGAACCCATATCGACACGTCGGGGACTGCCATCAAGCAGGCTCCAAATACGAAACGTATTGTCATCATATTGTCCAACATACTTTTCTTGAGCATCCCTCAGGATAGAAAACCATTTACCTGAATTACTGGCTCCATAGAGTTCAGTGATGTACTGACCACCAGGACGTTTAAGTAAGCCAAGAGCATAGTCAGGGAAAGCATTAATAGAATCCCGAAGCTGTCCAGGAAACTTACGATTGTCTGGTTGTTGTGAAATACCACCAAATAGGTAAGGTATCCGTTGGGTAATAGTGCTCATCGCATCAATGCATGGAAAGGTTGGTAGCTATTGTAATAATCTTTACCATCACTGAATCCAAACATAGAGTAATCACCTTGATTGCAATCATATTCAATGGCTGCAGCACGAGTCATCATCTCTTGTTCTTGGAGCAGTGCTTGTAGTTCACGATCTCCTACCATTTTAACGCAGCACATACGTGCAGCTCTGGCAGTAATATAAGCTTGGAATGCAGGAGGTACATCAGTAAAATCAAAGTACCAAACTACATCAGCTTTAATGTTTTCAGTAAAAGTATAAGTATGATTCAAACGATCATATAACTTACCATTCCTACGGACTACATCATAATCAGACTTGTGTTGTTTCTGATTAGCGTCAATCTGCAGAAGGTTAGTAGGATATGCAATTTGGTTAGTTACACTGTCAGGAACCAGCTCATATTCACGTTCAGTGTTGAAGATCCAGCCTTCAGCTTGAACCTGTTTGTTGATTTCCCGGAGGGTGTTGAGTACAATAGATACTTCAGGGTTCTGGAGATCTAGTGTGGTGACAGGAGCCTGTCCCACTGAGCTAAGTATTTGATTTACAGCATCCAGTTCGGTGGACACAGCATAAGTAGGAAAGGGCATAGTTACCTGTCAAAAGATAAAAAAAAGGGGAGCCGAAGCTCCCCCAGTATTGATCGCAATAAAGATCAGAAAGCAGCGTCGCCAGAAGCAGCGCCAGCAAACAGTTCCACGCAAGCAGCGGGGTTGAGGTAGTCAGCACCCATGGCGAGACGACCAACGATCACATCACCTTGGTAGATGATAGAGGCGTCACCGCTGGTGACTTGGACCTGAGGACCGATAGCTTCCACACAGCCAGCAGCTTCACGTTGGAAGATCAGACCGCAGGACTTGCTGAACTCAGCACCCAGACCATACTCGTTGTTGATGCCAGTAGCAGCAGCATCAGCATCTTCCATGCCGGTGTCAACGAAGCTACCCAGGTTACCAGGAGAAGCAACACCAGTGTCGGTAGTGCCGCCGGTCGAACCGAACTTGGTACCGTAGTTGCTGAAGAAAGGAATGTTGGTAGACTTGTAGATCTTGATACCAGCAATCTCCATGATACCGGTGCCAGACTGCAGAGCAGTACCTTGGACATCACGGTTGATCAGGATGTTGGAGTTGATGCCTTGCAGCAGTGCATAGTACTGACGAGGAGTCAGGACAGCAACACGACCCTCTTGGCTCACACCCTTCTCGTCCATCGCAGCAGCGGCGTCGTAGAAGGCGGTAACAAGAGCAGCGTCATCATAAGCATCCGAGAAGTTAGCAGTGGTGCCAACACGGACCTGAGTACCACCAGGCTCCACAAAGGAGGTGGCAGACACAGGAGAAGCCTTACGTGCACCGTTAGCGATAGCACGGAAGATCAGACGGTCATACTTCTCAGCAAGAGCATAACCGATCTTGCGGGAGATCTCAGAACGCAGATCGTAGTGAGCAAGAACTTCGTCCAGCTCATACACGAAAGCCGAGCTGATCAGCAGGTCATCACAGGTGATGGTCTTCTCAGCCACGGGAGGTGCACCATCGCTGTTGCCCAGGATGCTGTTACCAGGAGTGTGGTACTCAGCCTGAGTGCGACCGGTGTAGATGAATTGCAGCGACTTACCATTGCGCAGGGTGCGCTTCATGACAAGATCACGAGCAATAGTATTCTGTTGGAAACCCTTGAACATCTCGCCCGAGAAGAGCTTGAGGTACAGGGCACGGGTATCACCCGTCAGGTTAGCCTGACCAAGCTGAGTAAGATCAGCAAGCGGCTCATTGGAATTTTGTTGTGCCATTTTTAAGGAGTAAGAGTAATAGACTTGCTCCCAAACGTTTGGAAAATTTTTTGTAGCAATATGTGTGGTCTATCCCACCGTCTAGACGGCAAAGGGTATCTCCGTAGAGGCCAATGCCAATAGGAGCCAGGTCCGACTCTGAGGTGCCTGACTCCCGTTATCACTCCTCAGCCTCTACGGGTTCCGTAGGTTCTGGCTGAGGTTCTGGTGTAGGTGTGGGTGCAGCAGGAACCCCGTACTTAACGGGATTTGCTTTACCACCAAAAGTGTGAATCATCGGTTGATAATTTTAGTGTAAGAAACGCCGCGATACTTGTAGGTGACTTGAGTAGTCATTGTTAATCTCCAAGTGCTTGACCCCCGTTCCATGATCAAGCTTCATGCGTCCCTTGTGGGGATGAACGGACGGAGATTAGCCTACAGCAGGTGCAGTAAGAGCAACAGGAGTTACGTCTGCAGCAGCAAGGTCTAGCGGAAAGTTGTGAGCATTACGTTCGTGCATGACTTCAAATCCAAGGTTAGCTTGGTTAAGGATGTCAGCCCAAGTACGCACAACACGCCCCTGACTATCCAGTAGGG